TTACGTTTGCGATGTCATTCTTATCAATAAAAGTAAAGGTAAAACTAGGGCTGGCTGAATTTTCATAGATCAATCCATCGCTGGCAAAAATGTTAGTAGAAGAATATTTGCCAGTGATGTCAACCAGGTCCAGATAACGACTGGTGCCAATAGATGAACGGTTTACTGCCTTGGATTTGATAATAGTTCCGAACAAAGTAAAAGGCAGATTGCTGTAATCTTCACCATTGACCATGCGGTTCTGTGTGTAGTAACGAGCCGGTGCTCGTTCCTTGATGGCAGCGATGGGTTCACGTGTGGCCGCGTTGCTAACAGGTTGGCTGAGACCACAAGTAAATGTGATGGTCTCAAGACGACCAGACCGACTGGTGTAACCGATAGATATCTGCACTGCCTGCATTTCTTCTGGATTGATGATGTATTGCAGACCGTTTGATGCTCTGACATAGGTGCGGAATACGCCCACGGGTATTTCTGAGAACACTCCGTCACCAAAGTTTAAATCAATCTGATCGTTGGTTCGGCTTGACACAGAAAAAAACTTGCGCACATCTGGTCCCAATTGCTCCACTGCGGCAGCATATATGGATTCGACCTTGGTCCACTCCTGTGCTATCTGCCCCACGTCATCCAACTGATACAACCACACATCTTCGTTGTTGATGCCTTCTATATTGATGCTCACTGTGCGATTGGAAATACGCTCGCCAAGATTGAAATCTTGATTTTGCAGACTGCCTTGTTTGAAATAGAAAAAGAAACCAGTGCTAGGGCTGGCAAATCCCAAACGATCATTGCGGAACAACACATTGAATATGCCAGACGGTCTTGGTGCGGGTTCATAGACATAGTCTCGATCTTGGAAAGTAGAGCTCACTGCTTCAAAGGTCATGGATGTTCCATCCACAGTGGAAGTAAAGGGCACCACCGGCAGATAGCCAGGCACTAGATTGAGACTGTATTCTTGGGTTTCTATACCCAATATATTTTTGGTAGCGCCTGGTTTGCCAAATCGTTGGCTGTCAACCAAGGCAGCATTGATGATCACTGTGAATTGTTCTTGCCACGAAGCATTAGTTGGATCATTCCAATTCACTGTCACTCCGGAAAGATTTGTGCCATTGTAGTCTATGACGTTTTCTGTGGTGGACACATTGAATACTTTGAGATAGCCCTGTGCTTCTTCATTTCGTTTGGGTGTGTAACTGACCAGTTCGGCCAGTTTGACCACGGAATCTCTGCGTTCGGCAGTGTCTATGAAGTTTTCACGAATATTTAAATCGTTGCGGAAAGCCAGGGCCTGACCCATAAACGCCATGACATCCAGCAGAGCCACGAATTCAGACGACTCAATATAGTCGTTGAAATTTTCTGGATAATAGATGCGGATGTAGTCTATGAAACTCTTGCGTAGAGTTTCAAAATCGTAACTTTGGAAATCCGCTTCACGATAAGTGGTGTAGATCCGCTTCCAATCTTCAACACCAAATATCGCTGTCTGTCTAGTGGTCTTGGCCATAATACCTTCCGTTTGAGTATTTATAGTTTAGAAAAACTGGGTAGTTTTAGACGTAGGACGCTGTGCGTGTTTGTTGGTCAAAAAACACTGCGAGACGCTCGGCATTTTGGCCTTGCACTGTTTGTATTTCCAACTCAACCAGAATGCCATTGACCTGGGGATATGCGTCGGCTTTGGTTAGATAGATGCGCGGATCTTGCCCCACGATGCGCTGTAATTCCTGGAGCACCAATTCTGCCGTGGTTTCAGTTTGTGGTTCAAACACCAAGTTCCACATCGTGGTGCCCACATCAGGTCGTCCCACTTTTTCACCTTGGCGTATGTTGAGATAGTTCAAAAGATCGCGTTTGATCAAGGCAAAATCCACCAGTGTGAATTTTTTGTATTGATCTATAGTATTGAATCCGATAAATGTTGGCATGACAGTATTTAAGCCGCGGCAATGGGTGGTAATCCACGACGAGCACGCTCTTCGTTGATACGGGCACGCACAACTTCATCATTTCCACTGTAGGTCAAATCAGCATCAGATACATTGGCGTAGAGATTAAAGGTGCTGGAAAACACTGGAGTAGGAATTTTGCTGTTGCCAATCACAGCGTTTAAGGCCGCATCTACCGCGGTTCTCACGGTGGTTCCAGTGGCCGACGGTGATGTGGTGGAGAACCCCTGCACTGCTTGGCTGATTTTTTGGTTAACTAGTTCCACTGCATATTGCCCGCCCCGCACCAGTTTATTGATATTGCTTACTAAGGTGGCATCGCCCACTGTGCCGTTGATCCACCCCTTGACTGTGGGCGCACCGTATTTGGCACCGGCCTGCACCAAACCAGCCAGTTTTGCCGGATCTTCAGTGCCAGTCACTATGCCCTGATCTCGTAAATCAACCAGAGATTTCTGCAAAAGATCTGCCTGTATGTCATCTTGTAACTTGGGATCATTGAGCAAATCAGCCGCATTGTTTACTCCTGCATAGCCAGTCCATACAGTAGGATTGTTCAAGATGTCTGTGACATCTGTTTCGCTGTCCGCCAGGTAAAACTCATAGGTGCCTGGTTTGAGGTATCCAGCGGCTTCTAGTTGTTCTGGGTCAAATCCGTATTTGCCGACACCATACTCGTTGCTGATTTCTATAGCGTCTTGCGGAACGTCTTTGCTGGCCTGGGCCAACATACCTGTCACTTGCTCTGGTTCAATGGATCCGACGCTTACCGTGGCAGGTTCTTGTTCTTCATAGTCTTGTTCTCCAATGGCCTCAAACTCAGTATCTTGTATTTCCACATAGCGTTCTTCTATGTCCACTGGCAATGGGGCTCCTACATTGTCAAAAGTGTCAATGCTGGTTTGTGCCTGCACACCTCTGTTGGCAAATGGATACGGCATGTGTGTAGGTGCTCTGGTGACTGCTGTTTTGATCGCACCTCCTTCTACCACCCAACCACGATTCTGTTCAAACTTGACATCTGGCAGATTTTGGATCGGCATGTTTGTAGGCTTGGGCACGTCCGGTGCCGATCCTCCATTGAGACTGATACAGCCGGCTGATAACACCATGTTTGATCCGGCATCCCAGGTGCCGGATTTGGATGATTTCAAACTCAATGATCCGTCTGATTTGATGCCAACAAAACTGTCACCATACATGAGCACTGCTTTTTTGCTGTTGAGCTGTATTACACTTTCACTTTCTGCGGTGACTGAACGCTCACCTCGCATGTTAATAGAACCCCTGGCATTCATGTTGATGTTGCGATCGGCATGGATATTGATGTCTCCTTGACTGCGCAAGTTAATACTGTTAGTCGAATAGATGTCCACTGTGCCTTGACTACCAAATTCCAACCATGTTTGACCGTTGGCATGTGTTATAAAGAAACAGTCGCCGGTGTCGCTCATGGTGATTTGATGACCTTTTGCTGTGCGTATACGCACCAGAGCATCTTGCCCTGTGAGATCACCATCATCCATCACAATACTGTGTCCGCCACGTCGACCAATGACTTTTACGTCTTGGGGCAGTAGAAGACCTTGTTCTAACTGTTGACGAATATTTTGTTCGCTAAGACCACCAGCATAGATGGGTCTGCCTGGTGTGCTGATACCATACACTGCACTGGGACTTTCTCTTTGAGCATTGCTACCAATGGGGCCTCGCAAAGGGTCATTGATCAGACCCTGCTGTAGCAAAGTGGCGGCCACCACGCTATGCACTGGTTTGGTTTGGTCAAAAAATCTAGGATTTTCGCTGATGGCCGTGTTGGCGTCGTTGATTTCAACCACCGGCAATCGAGGGCTACTCTGGAAATAGGGTGACTGAGCATTGTTGTCCAGTTTGAACTTGTTTGTGGCACCAATGGCCGGCAACATGTGATTGAGTCCGGGCTCTACTACGCAACCAAGGTAATATCCATAGTTGGCATCACCGGAAGCAAACACGCAGACCACTTGTGTACCGATGTCTGGCGGAGTAAACCACATGCCATAACTCTGCTTGTTGCCTATGTAGCTGCCTTCACCGGTGTCTTGCTCGGTAGACGGACTGGTGGTTCCATAAAAAGGACTTACTGGACTCACTGTGCGCCAAAGATCTGGATTGGTTTTATCGGGGCCAGCAAAGTCTTCAATCCATACCTGCAGTCTGCCGCCACGCACTTTTGAGTCTACTACTGCTCGCACTTCGCCTATGTAGATGCCCACCTGTGTTGGTGCATTGCCTCTGTCTAGTTTATAGGCACCGGGTATTCCCGCGGTGCGTTGGACGTTTTCTGCCATTGTTTTCCTTTATGGTGCTATGATATCTGAAACCTGTGCCGCGTCATCGCTCACTGTGTTAGATCCTGCTTTGGGCGGGTTTTGGCTCAAGACTCCAGCGGGGCGAGCCTCGTTGCTGCCGCCAAATTCCAATTCCAATAGACTGGGGGTAGGCACAGTGTTGGTAGACTGGCTGGCATCTCGAGCGGCGATCTCGTTGTCCACACGGCGCACATCGG